TGACCGCGCTCGATCTCACCATTGCGGCGCCGAACTCGATCCAGATCGGCAACACGCCGCTCTATTTCTCCCTCACCACCGGCCACGGATCGGCAGCGACAGCCGACCTGTTCGTGTACGGCGACGCCTATACGGACGGTTGATCGGATGGGCCTCGTCGTCTTCGATGGATACGACCACTATCTGAACGGGAACGACTTCACCAACCGTTCGGGCGTCCTGCAATATTCCAACACGGGCGTTACCTTCCAAACCGGCCGATTCGGCTACGGCAAAGCGGTGAGCGGCGCCATCCGGGCCAGCCTGTCCAGCGGCTTCAGCGAGTTCTATTGGGGCTCGGCGCTCAATATTGGTGACACGGACACCATCAGCTTCGTCGACAACCAGGTCGGGGGCGGTGGTAACCAATTCTCGGTCGTGTTCGACGGCTCGAACGGGCAGATCGGCGTCTTCAACGGCGCCGGGACTCTGATTGGTTCTTCGGCCACAAACGTCTTCTCCGTGAACACCTGGTCGCATTGGCAGATCCACGGTCTGATCGCGCCATCGAGCGGTGGATCTGTGACGATCGTCCGCGACACCTCCGACACCGTCCTGACCCTTTCCGGCATCACGACCCAGCACACCACCAACGCGACGATCAACGGCTGGAACTCAGGGGGCCTTGGAGCGAACGCCATTGTCGACGACACCTATTTCCTCGATACGACGGTCGGCGGCGGCCTCTATCCGTGCAATGGGTTCATTGGCGACCTCCGCGTCGACACCCTCTTTCCGGTCGGCGACGACGCCGTTCAGTGGACACGCCTCTCAGGCGCGACGAACGCGTCCATGGTCAACGAAACGGCAATGGACAGCGACACGACCTATAATTTCTCGGCCACACCAGGTCAGGAAGACCGGCTGAACTTCCAATCGCTTGTCAACACGATCAACGCCGTGGTCGGCCTGCAGGTGACTGGCGCCTATCGCAAGGATGATGCCAACGTTCGGACGCTGAAGCAGCTCCTGAAATCGGGCGCGACCGAGGTCTACGGCGCGACCAACACCCTGCCATCGACCTATGCCTATTTCACCGACATCTTCCCGCTCGATCCGAATACCGGTCTTAGCTGGACCGTCGCCGCGATCAATGCACTGAAGGCCGGCTACAATCTCGTGAGCTGACATGAGCCAGCGCGCCTCCCAGACGGTTGCGGAGGCACTGGCCAAGGCCGACGTCGCCCAGACGAACGCACGGGCCTCACAGGTCGTCTCAGAGGCCCTAGCCGAGGCCGATCTAGCGCAAACCGATGCGCGGGCCTCTCAGATCGTCTCGGAAGCCCTCGGGCAAAGCGCGACGACCGCCCGCGCAACTCAGATCGTGGTCGAACTCCTTGTATGGAATTATGCAGTGCCCACACCGCCGGTCTATCCGCAGCTCCCCGGGCTTGGCTATTCCGTCATCTGGGAGCCGCGCTTCGTCAACGCGCCGGTTCAGACGCACGAAAGTGGAACCGAGGTCCGCATCGGCTACGGCGAAAACCCCCTGCACAATTTCGAGCTGGTCTATAATTTCCTGAAGGACACGCCCGGAACGATCGAGTTCAAGACCTTCTTCGGCTTCTTCCTGGCGGTGGCCGGCAGCCTTGGCGGATTCTGCTTTCCCAACCCCGATGACCGCAGCGTCGAGCGGCAGGACATCGCGACGACCGACGGCTCGACAAACGTCTGGACCCTGGTCAGGACCTTCGGCGCCGGCGGCTTCACCGGCACAGAGCCTGTCGGCTACGTCGATATCACCGCGCCGTTCAATGTGTATTTCGACGGCGTCCTGCAGCTGGGCAACACCTATGAGGTGATCCGGACAACCCCGGTTTCGCAGCAGATTCGATTCTTCAACACGCCCGGTGCCGGCAAGAAATTGTCGGTCGACATGTCCTATTTCTATTATTGCCGGTTCGCCGACGATAAGCTGACCTTCGAGAAATTCCTTCACCAGCTTTGGACGGTGTCGTCAGTCAAGCTGATGTCGTTGAGGCGCTGACATGCGCACCGCGCCACCGGCGCTCATTGCCTTCCTGGCAAGCCGCCAGCCTTGCTATAAGGCTGATCTGTTCACCTTCACGTTCAAAGACGGATCGATCAACTACTGGACCAGTTTTGATCAGAACGTGATCTATGGCGGCACGACCTGGGTTGCCCAGGGTCTGCTGCTGCAGCGGAGCAGTCTGTCGGTCAAGAATACGATCGAGGTGCCAGAGCTTCAGATCGCCCTCTTCGCTCTCGACACCGATTTCGTCGGCGGCCTACAGGTCAAGACCGCACTCCACAACGGCCAGTTCGACGGCGCGACTGTCGCACTCGACCGGGCCTTCATGCCGACGCCCGGCGATATGTCGCTCGGCCAACCGGTCAACCTGTTTACCGGCCAGATGAGCAAGGCCGATATCACCGCGGTCGGGGCCACCCTGACGATCAAGGGCGCCAACGTCCGGATGAACCAGAGCGCGCCGCGCAACCAGTACCAGAAGCCCTGCATCCACACCTTTTGCGATGCCGGTTGCGGACTTAACCCAGCGACGTTCACGATCACCAACACGGTCGGCGCCAGCCCATCGGTCTCGCTGATCCCCTGGGGCTCGGTTCCAGGAACACCAGCCAATTACACGCTGGGGAAACTCACGATGACCTCGGGGTCGGCATCCGGCCAGGTCAGAACGGTGAAGTTCGCGGACGCGAGCGGCCTGCAGCTGGTCTATCCGCTCTACGATCTCCCGATCGCGGGCGACACATTCTCCGTTCTCGAAGGGGATGACCGGACGCAGACCACCTGCAACACGCGGTTCGCGAACCTGGGGAAGTTCCGCGGCTTCCCCTACATCCCGCAGGCCGAGCAGTCGATTTAGGTGAACAATGGCGTCGGAAGAGGAAGAGCGCCAAATGGTCATCGCCGAGGCGCGCAGCTGGGTTGGCACGCCGTTTCGCCATTGCTCCGCCGTCAAGGGAGCGGGCTGCGATTGCGCGATGCTCCTGGTCAGCAGCTTCGTTGCCAGCGGCCTGGTCCCGCCGTTCGATCCCCGGCCCTACCCGACCGCCTGGCACCTGCACCAGGACGAAGAGAAGTTCTTGGGCTGGATCGCCAAATACGCCGGCGAGGTCAAAACACCGAAGCCGGGCGACATCGTCCTCTACAAATTCGGCCGCTGCTATTCCCACGGGGCGATCATGGTGTCTCCGACCGAAATCGTTCACGCCTATTTCCGGGAGCGCAAGGTCGTCGTGTCGGAAACCTTCCTCGCCGGCCTGGCCGAGCGGCCGCAACGGTATTTCAGCCTTTGGGCGCCGGTCGCTGAATGAGCGGCCTCATTGGCGGAAAGACCAACGCCAGCACCACCACAAAATACACCCAGCTTTCGATCCAGACGAGTGCGGAGGGCGTTCCCATCCCCATGCTCTGGGGCAAGAAGCGGATGGGGAACAACGACGTCTGGTATGCTGACTTCCAGGCGGTCGCCGAGGACAATAGCGGCAAGAAGGGCTCGAAGGGCGGCGACGGCAAGGGCGCCGGCGGCGTGGTCTACGATTATTTCGTCGCCGTCATTCTGGCGCTCTGCGAAGGACCGATCACCAGCGTCGGGACCGTCTGGGCCGATCGTCAGATCACGACCCTCGCCGATCTGGGGCTAACGCTTTTCACCGGAACGTCAAGCCAGGCGGCGTGGTCGTACCTGACGACCAACCATCCGACGCAGGCTCTCGCCTATCCCTTCACGGCCTATCTGGCGAACTCGAAATATTCGCTCGGCAAGTCGCAGAACCTGCCGAACCATAATTTCGAGATCGTGACACCGCTTTCCGGCAGCATGCCAGGGACGCCCGACGTCAATATGGCGGACGTCATCTCGGATTTCCTGACGAACCCGCAATATTCGATGGGCTTCGCGTCGTCGGCGATCGATGCAACATCGCTGGCCTTCTACAAGACTTACACCCGCGCCCAGGGCCTATTCTTCTCGCCCGATCTCACCGCGCAGGAGCAGATCACATCGATCATTGATCGGTGGGCGGCATTGACAAACAGCTGGATTTTTTGGTCCGGCTCCGCGCTGAAATTCGTTCCGCTGGGCGACACCGCGATCACGGCGAACGGGGTCACCTTCACGCCGAACCTGACGCCGGCTTATGCGCTCACCTATGACGATCTGATCGCGCAGGATCCGGCGCCGATCACGGTGTCTCGGGCCGATCCGGCGGACGCGCCGAATCACATCAAGCTGGAAATCAAAGACAGGGCAAACGCCTACAATGCTGCAGTGGCCGAATGGAAGGACCAGGGCCTGATCGATCAATTCGAGATGATCGATGGACCAGTCAGCCAGGCGCACGAGGTCTGCGATCTCGCAGTAGGCCAGATCGTCGCGCAGCTGGTCGGCCAGCGCGCGGCTTATATCCGCAACACCTATGCCTTCAGCCTCGGCTGGGAATTCTGCCTGCTCGAGCCCGGCGACATCGTCACGCTGACCGATCCGCACATCGGGATCACGGACTTTCCAGTCCGGATCGTGACCCTGGACGAAGACGACAAGGGCGAGTGGAGCGTGACGGCCGAGGAGTTCCCGGGCGCCATCGGTTCGGTCGCCGGCACGCAGGCCGCGCAGGCAAGCACGAATACGCCGCTGAACAACGGGGTCGATCCCGGGGACGTCAACCCGCCAGCGGTGTTCGAACCGGCTTCTTCGCTGACCAACGGCAAGGCGCAGATCTGGATCGCGGCCTCGGGCGGAGCCGATTGGGGCGGAGCGATCGTCCATCTATCGTTCGACAATGTGAACTATGGCGCGATCGGCGCCATCACCAATCCGGCCAGGCAAGGCCTGCTGACGGCGAACTTGGCCGATCATGCCGATCCGGACACCGTCAACACGCTGTCGGTCGATCTGACCCAGAGCCAGACGATCATCCAGCCGAACGCGACGCACGCCGATGCCGACGCGTTCCGGACACTGGTCTATGTCACAGCGCCCTACACGACGACGATTCCATCGACCGGAGAGGTCATGGCGTATGGTGACACCGCACTCGGCGTCGGATCGTTCGACTTCGATCTGAGCTACCTGCGCCGCGGTCTGTATGGAACCGCACATGCGGCTCACTCGAGCGGCGATTTCTTCACAAAGGTCGATCTGAACGCGAAGACGATCCCGAGCAACACGCTGCTGATCTATGACTTGCCAGTCGCCTATATCGGCGGCCCAATCTACCTGAAGTTCGTCTCCGTCAACCGGTTCGGCAACGCCCCTCAGGATATCTCGACGGTCACGGCCTACACCTACACGCCGACGGGCGCCGGCTACGGCGGGGGAAGCGGAGGCGTGCCGATTACTCCAACCGGCCTCGCGGCGAGCGCCGGTAATCAACTCGTGGCTCTGACGTGGACCGCAAATGCATCAACCGACAACGTGACAAGCTATTCCCTGTTTCGCGCGCC